ATTGCGAGATGCTGTTGCATAATTCACAACCACAAATGTTGCAGGTTTGCGATATTCAAGCCATACCAAATTTAACCCCCAGCGGACATCACATTCATTTATGAAGTCAAGTGTCTGTGGCATTTCTTTTCCTGTGTTTTGAAACGTGACGATGTAATCTTGCAATCCTTCATCAATTAATCGCTTTGTCATGTATGCAGAAGTTCTGCCACCGCTGAAATTTATGATATTCATATCTGTTCTGCAAAACTTTCAAAGTTATTTTTTATGGTTTCTAACCGGGCAGCATAACGTCTGTCAGTGGCTGCGTAATCATCAACTTTCCGGCAAGCGTGTATTACGGTGCTATGGTCACGGCCACCGCAAATCTTTCCAATGTTGCTCAATGATATGGCAGTTTTGTTGCGGATAAGCCACATGAATATTTGCCGGGGTTCAAGAATTTCACGCTTTCGGGTGGAATGGGAAATGTGTGTCGGCAGATAGTCAGCGTATGCTGACCTAATTGCAAGGTGTGCGGCTTTAATTGCTGCGTGTTCATAGGCAATCTCCATTTTCAGCATCCGTTCCAGTTCCTGAATGCGAACCTGCTGGTGGCTGATTGTTTCTTTTAGCTGTGCAACCTCGCTCATGCGGAACGTGGTGCGGCTGTTTGTTTTAGGTATTTTTATTTTTGCTCTCATTTTCTATTATTTGAAAAAGTTGATATGCTATTTGTGGAACAATTGCGTTGCCATAACCCTTTATGCTTTCGTTTCGCCATTTAGGAAAGGTAATTCCGTCCAATTCGGTGGGAAGCCCATCATCTCCGCCACAAATTGGGGATTGAGTTGGGAATTTTTCCCAGTCCATTCGTCTGAATTGTTTGCTATTGTCCTTGTTAAATTCTGCTGTTTGTATTTGTTTCCTTTGACTTTCTCTCCCGTATCCCGATACTCCCCTGCAACCGGTGTCGGTAGCATTCCCATTGCCATTGCCCTGTTCAGCGTTACCGAGTGCATTGATCCTTCTTTTACCTGTGTTGATTTCATTGTTGCTGTTGCATTGGTTGAGTCCATTGCTGTCGGGGTGGGTAGCATTCCCCTCAATGCATGGTCTGCTAAGTTCAAACTGTGGCTGTTGCCGTTCGATGCCTTGCGTCTGCCCGTTTCCGTTAAATCCGCTTCGTAGTGCGGCGTTTCTTGTGTCGTTACTGTTGGCAATAAACCAGCATCTATCCCGGCGGTGCGGTGCGTTTTTGGCCGCAGCTGGAATAATAAACGGTTGAACTTCGTACCCTTCAGCTTCCAAGTCAAGGCACACCTGCTCGAATACCATTCCGCCGTCAATGTTGACAATACCAAAGACATTTTCCGCGATGACCCATTTGGGTTTAATTTCACGTATTGCTCGTAGCATTTCGCCCCACAAGTAGCGTTCATCATCTGTGCCTTTTCGTTTTCCGGCAAGTGAGAATGGTTGGCAGGGAAATCCCCCTGTGAGAATATCAATTGTGTTTGCATATTTTGTAAAGTCAGTTTTGCATATGTCAACGTGGCTGTCAGCATCAGGCCAGTAGTAATCTAATACCTTGCGTGGGAACTCCATCCATTCGCAATGGAATACGTTTTCCCAACCCATCCATTCGGCTGCAAGGTCAAATCCACCGATGCCTGAAAATAAACTGCCGTGTCTCATGATGCAAATATAGTATATTTTTTTATATTTTCAAATTTCACGATACAACCCGGTTGGCACATCATATTGGAATAGCTGCGAACCAACAGCACCCCAATGGCTAAATTTTACTTTCTGCACGTGTACTTCCACACTATTGTTTTGGAAGTTGCGATATACGGTTATGCCGTTGTCGGTCTTGTTGAAAAAGTTTGCACTTCCTGCGATGTCATAAAGTGTGGGAACTTCATAAATACCGCCATCCTTTTTCTGTATCTTACGTGGGTGTGCCACTAAAAAGCAATGCACGTTGTAACGCTCACAGAAGTTGACAATCTTGTCCAGAGATTGACCGATATATTTGGTTTCACTTTCGCTGTACTGGTGTTCAAGTTTGTTCCACGCATCAATGACAAACCAATCAATGTTTCTGCGGTTCTTTAATTCCGCAACCTTTGACAATATGCTGTCCAGTGTGAAATCCTTTTCAGGCTTTACAAAGTAGATATTGTTTTCAAGCAGCATCAAGGCTTCGTATACTTCCTCTTGGTTCATGCGGTTGTGACCTTGAAATGGTCGCTGTGTGATTTTACGCATCAACTTGCTGATGTGCAGTTCAACTGGCCTGTTTTCAGGGCTGTAAAACGCACCTTTCCATCCGTGTTTTTGCAGTAACTTGATAAGGATATGGTCTAAAAAGTCCGATTTACCGTGACCGGGTACGCCAGTAATGGTTGTCAAATATCCCTTATGGAATTTCAGCAGGCTATCAAATCCGGGCATACCCGTTCCGCATCCCTCTGGCAATCCGTAGTTGTAAAGATTTTCAATTTCTGGCAGGTAATCTGTAATGCTGAACACTCCGACCATCGGGAACTCGGTTGCGTTATTGGCAGCGTCACGCAAGGCAAATGCACCATTCAGCAATAAAAACTCGTTTGCATCTTTGCAGTTAGTAAAAACAATGTAATCGCATTTGTCCTTTCCGAACCGCTCTGCAATGGCATTGCGTAATTCGATACCGGGTGCATCATTGTCAACCGCAATGTGTATCTTTTCGATGTGGTCAAACGATGGCATAAAGCGGTCAAAGAATGTGAGATTTGGCTGCGCCCCATTCGGCACACTTATCACGTTCTCAATTCCTGCTTCAATCAGGGAAAGTGCATCCATTTCACCCTCTACTATCCAAACCTCTTTTGCTGTTGCAAGGCAGTCGATATTGTATGGGATAAGCTCCGCGCCTTTGTGCATCTTGAAATGCTTTGCACCATCCCGGTACTTGGTGTTTATCAGCCTACCATCATAAAAGTAATTGAAGCAGATGCAGTTTACCTCTTTGCTAACCTGTGGCATCCACTCAACCTGTTCCGTGATTTGCATCTTGTTGAGCGTGGCTGATGTTATCCTGCGACCCTCAAACCATTTCAGCACCTTGTCGGATAGCGTGGTGTTGTTTTTCCATTCCGGAACTTCGTATTTTACAACTTCAGGGCGGTCAATGATTGCACCTTTCCAACCGCAATGCTGACAATACCATGCTTTTTTATCCAAGTTAACCGATAGGCATTTGTCTGTTTTCTTTTTTCGGGTGTGGCTGCACTGCGGACAGAGTGTCTGCACTTCGCCAGATGTCTTGCCAGCAGGAATTTCGATATTATGGAATGAATAGGTCAGCATACGAAGTTCCTCATGTGTTTAGGTATTAATCCGTTCTTTGGTTTTTTTGCCAGCCATTTACGAGCCGTCAAATTTAGAGAAACATAGTTCTTATTGTTTCTGTAATTTTCGATTTCATCAAGTATTTCATCTACCTGCTGACGCTCCCACCCATCTGCAATAATTTTATCTACCTCTGCGGTTGTAATTTGCAAATGACCAAAAGCCCTATATATATTATCTTTATTTATTACATTAACATTTACATTATCATTAACATTTACATTTACAGCTTTTTTAGCTTTCGTTTGCTTTTCCAAAAAACCATTAGCTTTTTTAGCTTCTGTTTGCTTTTTTGGTCTGCCACCTAATTTTCCATTCTCGCTGCGCTTTTCCCTGATTTCATCCCAATGACGCAGGTCACGTTTCAATTGCATTTTGATTGGCTCAAAAGCTAACTGCATGACCAAATCACTTGTTTCCGGGTTCTCATCATTGACATAGGAAAAGATGTGTTTAATAAGTTTACCCGCAAGGTCATCCGGCAGCATCTTAAAAATGTTCTGCTGGTCGCAATACAGCACAAATGACTTTTTGTTTTCAGCCATTGTTTTGCCCTTTCATAAATAAACGCTTACATTCCGTGTAGTAAAGTTGCTGCATTGACAATTTGTGCATCTCATACTTGTAAACGGGCAGATGCTCTTTGATTGTGCATTTTTGCTTTTTGACTTCCAACTGGATAATTCGTGTTTCCAGCTCTTCCAGACACCGATTGCAAATGTCGGCCGGGATAGGTTTGGGTTTTGTTATATTCATAAATACAAAAGACCCCACACTTTCAAGGTTCAACCCGGCTGGAAGTAAGCCGCCCTTTACTTGTGTGAGGTCTTTCTGTTTATTCGTTGTCATTGTCTTCCTAATTATCGGCACGGGGTTGAAGCGTGTGATTCCGATACGCAAATATACGAATTACTTTTTACTTTGCAAAATTATTTTCAACAAATTTTTGTTGTTCCTGCTGTGCATCAGCGTAATCTATCCGGCTTTGTATGGTAAAATACCACTGCCAGCCCTTTTCCCATTCGTTAAATTGATAAGTGCCTTGCGGATAAGGGTTGATACCATCATGCAGATCGGCATCAAATTCGGCTGCGGCCTTGTGGCCTTGTTCAAATACTGTGTTCATGCTGCAAACATAATATAATAATTTATACTTATGCAAGTATTTTATTTAAAAGTTATAAACATTTGTAAAATATATCGTAAAAGTTCCACAAACTTTGCAAGGTTGAAAAAGCACACCAAGATATATTTTGAGTATTTCGGCTATGATACCACATCGTTTGTCCGTTGTGAGGTATGTGGTGCTGCGGCAAATGACATACACCATATACAAGCACGTGGCATGGGTGGAAGCAAAACCGCTGACCGCATTGAAAACCTTATGGCATTGTGTCGTAAACACCATGAAATGTACGGCGACCGAAAGCAATGGAAAGAGTGGCTGCAAAAGGTGCATGATTTGAAAATAAATGAAAGACGGTGACGAAATCCCAAATCATAACGGAGATAGCAACGAGCAAATGGCTGCCGGATTTTTGCGGAAAGGTAGGCAAGCACGTCGCATCCGACTTACAGCAGCATCTTTTACTCCTGTTATGCGAAATGAGCGAGGAAAAAATCACCAACTTGCACCAGAACGGAACGCTGATATTTTACCTTGTCCGGGTGGGTGTAAATGCAGTAAACGGCAACCGATACACAAAGTTTTATCGTGACCACCTGCGCACAAACGAAACGCTGCCTGACGACTATGACGACATGGCTGATGATTATGACGAGAGTAATTACAGGCGTATGCAGGAAGCAAGGGAAGCAATCAACTACAAAGAGGTTGCAATTCACTTTAACCGCTCGGATTGGTACGTTGAAAAGTTATGGATGCTCTACAACGAAAATAGAAGCATGGCATCAATAGCCAAAGCCACCAAAATAAACTATCGTGAAATTTCACAAATCATAAACGCATTGAAAACCCAAATAACAGAACGCTACAATGAGCTTTACTAACATCATATCCATTGCCGCGCTGGCGGTGTTGCTCTCGCGGTACCTATTCCCACCCGTGATTAGTTTTGTGTTGAAAGTCAGCACACCACACCGACCGATTTACAAGCCGTGGGAATGTGGCTTTTGTTTATCGTGGTGGATTGGATTGGCAGTCTTCATACCACTTACTGGATGGTGGGGATTGCCTTTTGCTGCCTTATCTGCTGTGTGTGGAAGTTTAATTGACCGTTACATATGACACCGGAACAAAAAGAAATCTGCCTACAATTAAAAGAAACGATTGAGCGTATTAACCGCACCGGCACTTATGCTTTATCTTCTGAATACTACGCAAAGTTAAACGAGGTACACCGCCAGCTTTACGGACAGCCATTGCCCGGTTGCCGTAGCTGTATGTTTGATGCGTTGAAAAGATTATACCGCGAAGCCAATGGTTAAGATTATACATTCAGGAAACGCAGGAGATTTGATTTATTCACTACCTGCCATGCGCAAAGCATCCGAGCTGAAAGGCGAAAAGGTGCATTTGTATCTACATATCAATGTTGCTGCAAAATACGGCAACCTTTCCCACCCGATGGGTAATGTGCAGATGAACCGCAAGATGGCTGAAATGCTGATGCCATTGCTGATGTCAACCGATTTTATAGGCAAGTGTGAAATCACAGAAGAACCACAGCAGGTTGACTATAACTTTGACCTATTCCGCAAGTTCCATAACTACACAGGGCATATCTCACAATGGTATTTCCATATTTACCCGGAACTGACCTGCGATTTATCCGTGCCGATTAACTTTGATTTAGCACCCAGCCCCGAAGCATTTGATATTGTTTTAAATCGGACAAGCCGATACCACAACCCCACATTTGATTACACTGCACTCCGTCAATATCAGGATAGAATAACATTTGTAGGGTTGCCAGAGGAATATCGGGTAATCAGTGCGAAACTGCCGAATATCAAATACTATTCGGTTTCTGATTTTTATCAATTAGCACAGATCATCGCAGCATCAAACCTATTTATCGGCAATCAATCAATGGCCTATGCCATAGCAGAGCAAATGAAACACCCTCGTGTTATTGAGATTTGCCCAACCGCTCACAACGTCATCCCGACCGGGCAGAACGGATACGGGGCATGGACAATACTTAACCTTTTACAAATAATTAAAAATGGCTGAAACTTTTAAAGCACACCAACGCAGATTGGCATCAGGATTTTATGACCGATACATCAAAGGTCAGGGCATTGACATTGGATGTGGCAGGATAGATACATTTGACGGCATTGATACAATTAGCATGACCGATTGTGTTCACCACGACAAAGACGATTGCGATGCTACCACAATGGACAAATATGCTGACAACACATTCCACTACGTTTACGCATCTCACGTTCTTGAACATTTGGACGACCCCGTTACCGCAATACAAAACTGGTATCGTATATGCAAACCCGGTGGTCATATCATTATGAGCATACCGCATCGTGATTTATACGAGCGTAAAAAGACATTGCCAAGCCGTTGGAATTTAGACCACCGATATTTTTATCTGCCGTACTCATGTGAGCCACCACATACTTTTAGTGTTGAGGGAATCCTATTACAAACAGGCATAAAGGAGTATTGGGATATTGAGGTAATTGACACGGCCACCAACAAAGACAAACCCGAAGAACATAGCAACGGTGAATTTTCAATCGAAGTAATAATCAAAAAAAATGCAGTGGGTAAAACTAACCGAAATAAGACCAAACGCAAACAATCCTCGGCAGATATCGGCTGATGATTTTGCGTTGCTTAAAAGGTCGCTCATGCAGTTCCCCGAAATGCTAACCGCCCGGCCGCTTGTTTGCTATACATCCGATATGGGTGGATATGTCATATTGGGTGGCAATCAAAGATATCGGGCATTGTGCGACATCGGGGCAGAGGAAGTGCCTATCGTGTTGGCTGATGATTGGACACCACAACAACGTGATGAGTTCCTAATTAAGGATAACACCCACTACGGAAAATGGGATACAGAGATGCTGGCAAACGAATGGGATGCGGTTGAACTTGCGGAATGGGGTTTGCATTTTCCTGAAAAGGAAGAAAAGGAAGAAAAGGAAAGTTGCCCGACTTGTGGCAAATCAATATAAAAACATCGGAGATACATCGGTATGGAATTAGAGAAACAACCACACGGCGGAAGCCTAACAAGACCAGCAAAAGGGGAAACAATGAACCCAAATGGCAGACCGAAAAAGTTTGTCACGTTGCTGAAAGAACACGGCTACAAAGTGAGCGAGGTTAATGACACCGTGCAGGCAATGCTGGCAATGACACTGGATGAACTCAAAGAGGTTTGGAATGACCCAAAGGCCACCATACTTGAAAAGACAATCGCCAATGCTATGCGGAAGAGTTTGGAGAAAGGCAGTTTATATTCGATTGAAACGTTACTGAGCAGGGTTTACGGAAAGCCAAAGGAAACGGCCGATGTCAACCAAAATGTGACCGGGGAGATTAAAATCAGTTTGGATTTAGGAGAATAAAAAAACCCGCCAGTTTTGCGGGGTACTGACGGGCTGGTTGTAGCAACCGATATTCAAGTGCAAATATAAATAAAAAATGAAAAGAAAATACCACGTTCAAAGAAATCGTGATAAAAAAATGATGACCATCCACTTTCATTACATCCTGATCAGGAGCGGTTACATGAAAAGTTTATACCACAACCTTAAAGAAGCCATCAAGGCGCACAACAAATGAAAGTATTAGCACTATGGCAAGGTATGGGTGGGGTGGAATATCACCGCTTATATGTTCCTCTCAAACGATTGCAAATTGACCACGCCGACCAAATAGAAGTTGAGGTCAGTCAGGAGTTTGACAAATCAGGACTACCAAATTTAAAGCAATATGACCTTGTATTATTCAACCGATGGTTGGGTGCTGACCACTACGAGATACTCCATTA